TTGCCCAGCTAAGTATAAACTTAGATCCACCTGCTAATAATCTATTTGACTATGATGCAGTAGCAGATGATTTTAGTAGAACAAGAACAGTATATATACTTCCTGAAGGTGGTTATGGTTTAAGTAAAACAGTACATATACCACAACAAGACAACCCTGTGATATCTTTAATTAACCCTTCTTTAAGTTTAGGTAAAACCGCTCACATCAATCCTGAAAACTTTACACTAGTTGTTGATAAGCACAGAGGTTTACCTACTACAGTACTAATAACACGATAAGGACAAGCAATGTCTTATAAATGGCCTGACAAAGATCCTGATGAAACTATAGACTACAGCGTAGATTGGTCAAGGTTTATACCTGATGATACTTTATCTGCTGCTTCTTGGTTTATAAAAGACTCTGATGGTACTAAGGAACTAGTATCTAATGCTGAAGTGGTAGATGGACTACAGTTTGTTCAGTCTACTATTTCGGGTAAAGTTGCTACTGCACGTTTTGCATTGGGTACAAACAACAAACAATACAAAGTTACTTGTCAGATAACCACAGGGGATGGTCTTGTTTTTGAACGTTCCATTTTCCTAAAGATAAAAGAGAAGTAATATGGCATACGATTTCATAGGACTAGTTAATGACGTTAACAGCAGACTTAATGAAGTACAATTAACCACAGATAACTTTACTACCGTTACAGGATTTTTTGCTTTTGCTAAAGAAGCAGTCAACTCTTCTATTAGACATATTCAACAAGAAGAATATGAATGGCCTTGGAATCATGTAGAAAATGAAGAAACACTTACAGCATTGGAGCCTAGATATAGCTACCCTAATGATGCAAAAACTATAAACATGAATAGCTTCAGGATCAAGAGAGATGATACTCTTAATGTAGGTACTGTTAAGCTAAAGAACATGACATATGAAGAATATCTAGAAAAGTATGCAGATGCTGAGTATAACACACAAACTAAGTCTGTACCAACGCATATAGTAAGAGCACCAAATAGAGAACTAATATGCTACCCTATGCCTGACAAAGCATATGAGATGGTGTATGAATATTATAGAGTAGGTTATGACCTTATAAGTGCTACAGATGTACCATCTCTTCCAGAACAGTATCGTTTTGTTATTGTTGATGGTGCAATGCATTATGCTTATCAGTTTCGTGGTGATACACCAAATGCCACTGCAGCACTTCAAAAGTTTGAACAAGGTATAAAACATCTTAGAAGTATAAACATTAATAGAACAGATTATCTTAGAGATACGAGAGTACACTTCTAATGCCAACACAATGGTCAACATTTCCTATTGAGTTCAAAGGTGGTTTGATCTCTAATATGTCACCCTTACAACAGGGTATAAATGCTATAGGTTCTGCTACTATACTTCAAAATATGGAAGCAGACAGGCAAGGTGGATATACTAAAGTAAGAGGCTTTCAAAAGTATAGTACATCTGAGATTCCTGGCACTGGAAATGTTTTAGGGTTACATGTAGTTTCTAGTGGACGTGCTGTAGTTGCACGTAAGATAGATGCTGCTGCTGTGACAGAACTACAGACTGCTACCGCTAATGTTAATGGTGCTACATCTTCAAGTACTGCAGTTGTGTTAGACGGCAATAGCGGTACTATAGAAGTAGGCATGTACGTCACAGGCACAGGTATAAGCGGTACTGTAACAGTATCTACAGTAACAGACCAAAACAATATTGTATTATCCTCTGCTCAAACTTTAGCTGATGACACTGTTCTTACTTTTGGGCATCTATCTTCTACTGAAGTAGGTAACACAGCTTACTATTATAGTACAGGAACTAGTTGGATACATCTAATTACATCATCTCAAACAGGTGGTGGTAAAGTATACAAAGCTATGTATAACTTTGATGGAGATGACAAAGTAGTATTTGTAGATGGGCTACACTATCCTATACTATACAATACTTCTGGCAACACTACATCCTATTTAACATCCTCCAGCCCTAAGATAAATACAGATGTAGAAGGTGCAGAACTAGTAACTATATTTAAAAATACAGCATTTTATGCTAAAGCAAATCAAATATATTTTACAGCACCATATACTGTAGATAATTTTGCAGCAGCAGATGGGGCAGGTAGTATATCTGTAGGCAGTGATGTCACTGGTATGATAGTCTTTCGTGAACAGCTTATCATATTCACAGCAGACTCTGTTAAAAGGTTAGTAGGTAATACTACAGCAGATTTTCAACTACAACCTATAACAGATAAACTTGGTTGTATAAGTGCTGATAGTATACAAGAGTTTGGTGGAGATGTTATGTATCTTGCACCAGATGGACTAAGACTATTAAGTGCTACAGATAGAATAGGTGACTTTGGTCTAGACGTTGCTTCTGATAAAATATACAAAGACTCAGATGACTTTTTAACCTCGACAACACAATTCTCTTCTGTTATACTACGTGAAAAGGGTCAATATAGAATATTTGCCTATATTCAGACACAAGATAAAGGTGCAGCTATAGGTTTAATAGCTACTAAATTTATTGCTCAAGGTGCTGATAATATACAATGGTCAACAACTAAGGGCATAAAAGCATATATAGCAGACAGTATATACACAGGTACACAAGAGTCTATAATGTTTGCTAATGACGATGGCTACTTGTATGAGATGGAACAGACTAATGGGTTTGATGGTGAGACTATACCTACTATCTTAGAAACACCCTACATGCCTGTAACTGATCCTGAAGTACGCAAAACAGCATACAAGCTAACACTATATACAGACCCTTCAGGTAGAATAGATTTAAAGTTCAGGTTACTATTTGACTTTGACTCAGGCGGTGATACAAGAATTGTACAACCAGAGGAAATAGATATAGACTCAGCTACAGGTGGTGGTGGTGTATTTATGTTTGGTGCACCTAATTCAACTTATGGGGGATCTGGTGTTATATTTGGTAGTAAGATAAAGAAAGTATATAACGAAAACCTTATAGGGTCTTTTCATACAGTAGCTATGAGAATAACTAGTGATGATATCAACCCACCTTATACACTAGACTCAGCAGTATTACAATATAGACAAAACGATAGGCAATAATCATGGCAGGATATACACGTCAATCAACAGCTAATATAGTTACAGGTGCAGTTATTGATGCTGCAGACTTTAACGCTGAATACAATGCTATTGAGGCAGCATTCAACGCATCTACTGGTCATACACACGATGGCACTACAGGTAATGGTCCACCTATTGAAAACTTAGGACCGTCTGCAGATCTTGTTGTAACCTCTAGTGTTGTGCGTCCAAAGGTAGACAATACTTACGATCTAGGTACATCTGCCATTGAGTGGAAGGATGCTTTCTTTGATGGAACAGTAAAAACAGATGTACTAACCGTAGATGAAACTTCTACTTTCACAGGGATAGTAACAACTACGACAGATGTAAATGTTGGTGGAGCATTAGACGTTACAGGTAACTTAACTGTTGATGGTAGTCTTACTTTAGGAAATACTTCTTCTGATAATCTAGTTGTTAATGCTAGAGTAGACAGTAGTTTAATTCCTGATAACGATAATACTTTTGATCTAGGTTCATCTACCTTACAATGGCGTAGCCTATATATTGATGGTACAGCTAATATTGACAGCCTTGTAGCAGATACTGCTGATATAAATGGTGGCAGTATTGATGGTGCTACTATAGGTGCTAATAGTTCTGCAGCCATAACTGGTACAGTAATAACTGCAAGTACTAATTTTTCAGGATCGTTGACTGGTAATGCATCTACTGCATCAACACTAGCAACCGCACGTACTATATCTTTAACTGGAGATGTTACAGGTTCAACATCCTTCAACGGATCAGCCAACGTTTCTATAGCTGCTACTCTTGCTGGAGATCAAAGACTAGCTGCTGCTACTGATGTGTATGTTGGAAATGCACATGAGCATATTCATTTTAACGATGGCAGTCAGCATATAGAATTTATGACTGGTAATGCAGAGGAGATGCGATTAACCAACGCTGGTGATTTGCATGTTGATGGTAACGTAATTGCATACTCTACTACTATATCAGATGAAAGACTAAAGCATGACATACAAAAAATAGATAATGCTTTAGATAAAGTGTCACAAATAAATGGTTACACATTTAGCTACAATAAGGACGGCAAGAAATCTGCAGGTGTTATTGCTCAAGAGTTGGAAAAAGTATTACCTTCTGCAGTAGAGAATAAATCACTGGTATTTCATAATCAGGATGATGTAGAATATAAAACAGTGCAATACGATCAACTTCATGGATTACTTATTGAAGCTATCAAAGAGTTAAAAGCTGAAATAGAGGAACTAAAGAATGGCTCTGCAGACTAGCGGTCAGATAAGCCTTAATGATATACATTTAGAATTAGGTGCTACTACTGGAACACAAGTTTCTTTAAATGATGCAGACGTTAGGGGCTTAATAGGTAAAGCCTCTGGTGCACAAAATGCTATGAATGAGTATTATGGTGCTGCTGATGAAACGGAAGCAGTAAATGAAGGTAACATTAACGGACAACCTAATATAAAACAAGCTAGGGTATCTGACTATATAAGTTCTGGTGAAACGTTTGTTATACCTTCTGGTTTTTGGTGTTGGTCAGACCTTCCTAATGCTGGCGGTCTTATCATTGACATACCTTGTACTATAAAAAATTATGGATACATTATAGGAAAAGGTGGTACTGGTGGTAGGGGCAGTACAAGCTCTAATAACCAAGGTAATGATGGTGGTATGGCTATAGAAGTGGAGCCTAATGCAGGTACTGTTAATATTATAAACTACTCTGGTGCTTACATCGCAGGTGGCGGTGGTGGTGGTGCAGGAGGTTATGGTACTGGCGGTGCTAGTTATGGTTCAGGTGCTGCTGCAGGAGGCGGTGGTGGTGCTGGTGGTGGTAATGGTAATTACGGTTCTAATTGGAACTATACGTCAGGGACAACTAGTACTTCTGGTGGCACTCTTCCAGCCCATACCATAGGAGATGGTACTGGTGGTATTCTTAATGCATCAGGTGAAAACGGTTCAGTTAACGCACATTCTTTAGGTAATCCAGCAGATGACTTAGGCTTTGGTGGTCAAGCTGGTGGCACAGGCGGTACTTATAACATAACAACATCAAATCCACAATACTGTGGTGGTGGTGGCG